TCTAAGCGAAGGTTTCGACGGGATGCCAAGCTCTCCCGAGAAAACTTGGACAAGTGAGAGTGTGTTAACCACACGCTCTTTTCCTTCCACGGTGACATTCCGTGAGAAGAAGGGCGCCGCCGCAAGGCAGTGCTCGTGTGACAACGCTGCAAAGCATTGTTCTTTCTTCAACTTCTGTAAAGATGTTGTAAAGCCAAACCTTGAACAAGGTATGGATATTCCAGAGGTGAAAGTCTGCTGGAACGCACGGAACATCTTTGAAATGATGCTTCCGAGAGACCTGTTGTACGATGAAAATCGTAACAGGAGAATTTCAATCAACGATCTAAGGACCGTTGGTGATGTAGAGTATGCCCTGTATAAAGGGACATACTGGTTTGCCCGATCCGCTTACAAGGACGGGCAGTTTCTTCATGGCTTAACCGACATTGGTCGGCAGCTATTAATTCTTCTGGCCGGGAAGACCAGTAAGACACACCAACATGTGTTGGCACATAACCTTAGGAAAACTGAGGTTAGTAAGGAGGGCATAAAGCGTCTCCGTAACATGCTATCGACAATCGATGGCATTCTGATGCAGATTTGTCTCTGCTACCCCGGTCGAGATCACCTTGACTGGGAAAGGATGGACGGAATCGTCCATTGTTTAATCAGGAATCTCACCCCTGATTATATCCGGCCTGAACATCTTGTTGAGGTCGAGTCCACGTTTGAGAAAATCAAGCGTATACGGAAATCCATCAAAGAAAGTGGATTCCATATCTCCAAAGATGTTGGAGCAATCGAGATCCCGCAAGAGCTCTCGTTTTTCCGAAGCTTGCTTCGGCCCATCTCGAAGGGTAAGCGCCCTTTAGATATGTACCGTGTCTCCGTGCTTGCGCAGACACGTGCCGCCGGGGTACCCCCCCGAACGGTATATACCAAGACGTTGTCTCGGTTAAAGGAGGTGTTGCAAACGCCCCCTGATCCGGAAGTTGCACGAAAGGCAATTCCCTTTATCCGACCCGCTATGGACCGGATTCATGCACGTTATTGTGCAGGCAAGTCTGAGGAGGAACTCTCAGACTTATTTCTTCGTGTACGAAATGCCGCGAAGATCTCTCTGTCGGACTCGGCAGAGTTTTCCACTCCTTCAAGTAAAGGAGGGAAGTTGGAGAGAGCGCGAGAAGTGCTCTCCACTAATCCCGAGGTGATGGAAATCAACCTCGATAACGGTAAGCCAACTGGAAAGTTGCTTACATCTGCAAACGCAACCGAAGGGGAGCGCTTGTTTAATTGGGCTCTGGGTCTTGTCGACCTTCAGAATCCGAAAAAGATGTATGATAGTAATATCATGTCTGTGAAGATTTCCCTCGTCGCAGAGATGGGGAAATATCGTGGGATAACTGTATCCCACCTTGCACACGCGGTTATACTCCACGTGTGGAGCCACGTAGGTTTGGAATACTTACGCGGATTACCATCGTCGCAGAGTGGAATATCTGCAGCGAATCATGCTTGGAACTTCTTTAAAAGAATGAGTTCCGAGAATCCATCCGGACAGTTTGTGTTCGGGGATGAAGATGTCTACCTATTCTCAACGGACTGGGAGACTGCTACTGACTTCAAAAACCATGAAGTCACTGCTGCACAGATAAATCTGTTCAGTGATAATCTCGGGATACCGACCTGGTATCGTCGAGTTGTTGTCTGCCTGCTCACGCAGCCAAGACAAATTGAATTCATTGACGATGAATCAAAAGTCCTCGAGTGTTTCTACTCAGGGAGAGGGGTCCTTATGGGGGACCCAGGAACCAAGGTGTGTTTGCATCTTGATCATTTAGTCAGCCGTGAGGCTGCACTAATCACGTATAGTCGCGAGACTAACGCGCCGGTTACCTAACCAGGTTGCCACTAAGACGTGAGGAGACTTCCGTCTGCATCGCCATAGGCAAGCCCGAAAGGGTTTT